ATGATTGTTCATAAGTAATATTAGACTCAAACCAACCTATAATATTTTGTCTACGCCCACTAGTAATTTGTGTTACTTTGTGTGGATAGATAATTGGAAAGATTACTATCTGACCCTTACCAATATTATATGCTATCTCACCTGCTTCTGTTTGTAAAACAAAGTCTCCACCTTCATAGTTATCACTTAAACTTATAGTAAAACCATAATTGTATAACATTTTACTATCAGATGATTGAAAAGAATCTACATGGTAATCATAAAAATCGTTGGTGTTGTAGTTATTGTAAATTCTATTTTTTATTTTTGTAGGTGCATATATTTTTTTAATAGCTTTTTTACTTTTAAATACACTACCTATATATTCATCTACTTCTTTAGTAATTAGCGTTTCTTTGTTTTCTTTTATACTATAAACTTTACTTAGTTTTTGTGATTTTTTACCATCTACAAAATCTTTATTAAGTTTTGAAAGTATAGTATCTATTTCTTCATCTGTAAATAATTTATATATCATTATTTACCCCACGCCTTTTTCAAATACGATTGAACTAGTGTGGTCTGTACAAATTTTTCTTTATTTTGTTTTTTTAAATACGATTGCACATCATACAAATTTTTTAAAATAAAGGCTTGTTCATACGATACATTTGATGAAAACCAACCTAATATATTTTCTCTTATTCCTGATGTAACTTTATTAACACCATGCGGATATATAATAGGGAAAACTGCTGCTTCTCCAGAAGCCAACTTAAAAGCCATTGGCCCCATTTCTGTTTGAAGAAAAAACTCTCCACCTTCATATTGATCGTTTAAATTTATAGAAAACCCGTAGTCAAAATATACATTATTTGATTTTGGTGTTGCTCTAAATGAATCTACATGAAGATCATAGAAATCATCTTTTTGATACTTATTATAAAAATTTACTGATATTCTATTTGGACAATAGACAGAATCTATAAAATCGTGATTATAAAAAATATCAATTAAATATTTTCGTACACTTTCTGGTACACCAAGTATTTCTTGATTTTGTTTTACATTGTATACTTTATTTAAAGGCTGTGTAAAACTACCATCTTTGTACTTTAACTTCTTTATTGCATTTGTGCAATATTTAACATTGTCTTCTGTAAGTAATTTAATAAAAAACATTTACTATTCCTCTTTAATTTGAACTCAGCAATGAGGGAAAATATGAGGGGTTTTTAAGGAACCCCCCGAAACCTTAATATAATACTATGTACCAGTTGAGACTGTAGCAGACTCGACAGGATTTTTAGAAACGTCAACTAAAACAACATGAGCACGGAATCTCCATGCAGTAGTTTTAGAGGAGCCGCCATCAATCACTAGAAGATCTAGTGTATCGGCTGATGTTACCATAGCAGAATCGGTGCTATCAGTCGCGCCAAAAGGAATAATAGTAGTACCATTTGAAGCACCACCATCAATCCAAGCGTCAACATCTCCACCAGTAATACCTACATCAAAAGTAATTTGACCATTACCGGAAGCCTCTAGATTTTCAAGACAACCGCCAACAATCATTGTGTCAGCAGGTAGATCAATTAACTGAACGATGTCGCCTTGCTCTAAGTCTGTGTTGTCAACAGCGTCATAAACTGGAGAAGTAATAACATATGCTTTAGCAGCACCAGACGGATGACCGACTGTTCCTGTGCTACTATGAGTTGCATTATATGTAGCCATAATATATACCCCCCTTATGTATTAAGATCAGGAACACCGGACAATACGCCAGTAAATCCTGTTCCAGAGCCACGAAGAACTTTTCTGCCAAAAACGTGTAAACCACGCACAATGTCAGCAAAGCTGTTTGGATCACGAACTACTTCTGTTTTAGCAATATGTGATGCAGTAGCAACTGCACTCATATGACCAAAAAGAACATTAGTTTCGCCACTTGTTGATGAAGGTCCAAAGGTTGCTGTAGAATCAGAACCAGTTGAACTAACTGCAATCGCATTGGATTGATAAAGTGTGAACCCATGAACTTGTCGTGCTGTAACAGCACCATTCATAAGAGCAGACATATTCTCACCAGTTACACTTGCATCCATCAGTTTTGCATCTGCTTGACGTAATATTTCGATGAATTGAGGAGGAGCTACGCACCACCTTCCTTCTTCCGGAACATCATTTTCGTCAAGTAAACGAGCTGCTGTACTAAGATAGTTTGCACACTCATTACCAGTATTACATGATATAGCAGAACTAGCAGCACCTAAGTTAGTAGTGTCTGTAGTTGCATTTGAGTTGATGTTACTTAATACATTGTAGTCGTATTGCCTTTTAAGAGCATATGCACCAGAAGAAGTTGCCAAAGCCTCAAAATTAAGATGGCTGTGTCTTTCTTCAATGTCATCAACTCTGAATGAAAAAGCATTACCTTGATCTACAGTAAGAGTAATTTCTGTATCTGTAAGATCTTGTGGATTTAAAGTTGCTCCACGTTGATAAGCAGAAACTGTGATTGTCGGTTCCTTGATTATCTTAACTGTGTCGCCAAAATTTTCTATTTCTCCAGCATAGTCGGTGTTAGTAATTGCTTCTACAACCGAAGATCTACGGAAGAACTTGAGAACTTTTTGACTAAATATGCTAGGAACGAAAGCCCCATTAACGAGGTTATCGTAACCAGCAGCTGTACTAAAAGCCATAACCTTTCTCCTTTAAAAAGTTATCTGATTGATTATTATTGTTCTCTGATTCGACCCTCTCGATTTGCTAGATCAATTTCTTCTTCTAGCCTCACAAATTCATGCGGTTTTAATCGAGAAATCTCTTCATATGTCCAAATCTTTTTTCCTTGATTTTTATCTGTAATGTCTTGCGAAGCTGTAGTTGTTTTTACAACTTTTGCAGCATCACTAGGTTTTTTAGATTTAGACTTTGGTTTACCAATACCCTTGTCAAGTTTATAAAGGTCAATAGTCCTCACGGCCCATCTAACATCTGTGGCATTTTTAGTGACACCTTCAGCAATATTATCAGGTTGATCTTTTAACCATTCAGTAAATTCTTCACTATCTTTCAGTTCGAGAAAATCTGAGTGATGGTTTAAAAGTTCTCTCTGTGCGTTTTGCCTTTCAAGCTCAAACTCTTTTTCTCGTAGAATATTCAAATGTTCTTCAACATCTTGTACTCTGGAGTCTGTTTTCATACTTGCGATAGTTTCAATAACGTCATAAACATCAGGATTTTCTTGTTTAAATTTTTCAATTTCTTCTGGTGTTTTTGGCATTACCACATTTGATTTTTTATTTGTTTGGAGTTGAGTAAGAATTTCTTCTTTTTCTTTTCTCCATGTAGATAATTTTGTATCATAATGTGATTTTAAATCATCATATCGCTTTTTGTAATCATGCTTGGTGCCTGTGGTTTTTTCTGGTAATTCTTCGTTACTAGTTTCTGTAGATCGCAATGCGTCTGCTTGTTTAGTAATTTCTTGTTTACTTTCAAAAACCCTATCTTTACCCATATATGGTGTTGGGGTAGGCGATTTCTTTTTTGGTTCCTCTACTTGTTGATTTGTTGTATCAGTCATCTTCACCTCCATGCAGGGCCACTATCTTGTGGGTAGCTACTGTTGGTATTAAAGACAGGGCCAGACGAGGAGTCTAGGTGGCTGTCAAATTCTTTAGCCTATACAAATGAACTTTGCATAATAGGCGTTAATTGTGTTTGTTCTTGTTGTTTTTTTGGTAGACTGTTTAAAATATTTATGTTATCTTGTGCTCGTATATTGACATTTTTACCAAAACGATAATATTTTGTTTCTTTAGTTCTATCTGTATCTGGACTATGAAATTGAAGCTCTAATGCAGCACGCCCCCAATTTTTATTTGCCAATGCTTGTTTTGCTCCGGGCATAGTAGCTAAATTACCACGAGTATTAAAAAATAAATCTCTAATTACTTGTCTTGCTTGGGGATTCTTTATACCATGTTTTTTACTAAATTCAGCTTCATCCCTTGCTTTCTTTTCAATAAGTAAATTTTGTTGTCTAATAACTTCTTTTCTATCAAACGTCTGACCTATATTTAGAGCTTCTAGTGTTGGATTACCTAATCTAGCAGATTTATCAAGATTAATACCTAAAATTGTACGATTTCCTTCTGTACCATCATTATAAACTACAAAACTTTGAGTTGCACCATCGTATACTTTTGGTCCATCTTTGCCTATACGATAATCTTCTTTTCTACTGCCATCTTTCATTGTTTTCCAAAGATTAACATCTCCACCTGCTATTTCATAAGCTGCTATTTTATCTTGTTCTTCTTCAGAAACTGTATATGGTACGTCTGGTTTAACCAAAGGTTTTGGTGTACCATCTTGAAAACTCAACCTAGCTATTTCAGGATTTTTTTTTTGATCCATTGGCTGCATAAAACCTGCTTGCTGTTGAGGCTGCTGCATAGCACCAAGAGGAACAGCATTACCAAGATTTTGTAAAACCGATCCTGTAATGGGTGCATTAAGAAATGCTTCTTGTGGGCTTGCTGGATAAGCATTAGCTCCTATTCCTACTCCTGCTAAAGTTGATTGTACTTGTGGAAGTATTTGTCCACCGAAAGCTGCTTGACGAACAGGAACCGAAGGATTGTTAGGATCTCCCATAATTCTTTGTGGTTTATCTAAATTATCAGGACTTATTCTGCGAAGAGTATCAACAAAAGGCGTTGGTGTAGGCTGTGCTTGTGTCATTAAATCATAGCCGTTTGTTTTTGGATTAAAGATCATACCTCTGTTTCGTTCATCTGTTAAAAAACTCTTGTTGTAAACGTCTTTTTAACATTTCTGCTTCAATGACTGCTTTTTGTCCTTCAGTAAGACCAGAAGTATCTTCCGGTGTTTTGGGAACTTGTGGCATTGCTTCATCTGGAGGACTAGCTTCACCACCATCTTGCATAGGCATTTGTTGTTCTGATTGTATTGGAGCACCTACAAAACTATTCATAGCTTCATCTTGTGCTGCTACTTTTTGTTTTTCTTGTTCTTCTATTTTTTTGCGATACTCAAGACCACGTTCATTCATGTCCTCAAGTTTTTTAATTCCTATATCTCTTGCTACTTCTGGTGGTATAATATATTCACCATTTGATATGGCAACCGGAACATCATCGTCAGGATTAAG